GGCTTTATTTCGCGGTGTCAGAATTGGAGTAGGGGGGTATCCCTCAAGGATGTGATGGATGGCCAGGGGTAGGAGGCCGGAGCCAGCGCAGAGCAAGGTGATCCAGGGCAACTTCAGGCCCGATCGCCATACGCATGGGCCCCGGGTCGAGACCGGGTTGCCCCCGTGTCCGCGGTGGCTCGGCCGGGCGGCGAAAAAGCACTGGCAGGAGCTCGGCGGGCAGCTCGCTGCCGCCGGCCTGATCAGCGTGATCGACGGCGACGTGTTCGCTGCTCACTGCGACACGCTGGCCCGCTTCGCCGAGGTGTGCCAGAAGCTGAAGGACGTCGAGCAGGCGATCGATGACACGCCCAACGGCTACCAGGTGCAATCGGTCTGGTTCACGGTGAGAAGTAAACTCTTCGACCACCTGATCAAGGGTGGCCGCGAGTTCGGCCTCACGCCCGCGGCCCGCTCGGCGATCAAGGCGCCCGAGCAAACGCAGCTCCCGCTGGACGGCTGGGCCGACGTGTGACGGCGCGCGACTACGTCGCGATCGCCGCCGGCTACATCGACGACGTCCTGAACGGGGAGATCCCCGCCTGCAAGTGGGTGCGCCTGGCGTGCGAGCGTCAGCGGCGCGACCTCGAGCGCAGCGACTGGCAATGGCGGTTCGATCCCGAGCGTGCCGCGCACGTGTGCCGCTTCGTGGAGCTGCTGCCCCACGTCAAGGGCGATTGGGCCCGCGGCCGCGGCACCATCGTGCTGTCGCCGTGGCAGTGCTTCGTGCTGACCACCGTGTTCGGGTGGATCAACGAGGCCGGCCATCGACGGTTCAAGAAGGCGTACACGGAGATCCCGAGGAAAAACGCCAAGTCGACGCTGTCCAGTGGCGTCGGCCTGTACCTGCTCACCGCCGACGGCGAGCCGGGTGCCGAGGTCTACAGCGCGGCGACCACGCGCGACCAGGCGAAGATCGTCTGGGGCGATGCCCGGGCGATGACGATCGCCTCGCCGCTGTTCCGCCGCCGCTTCGGCGTCGAGACTGGCGCGCATTCGATATTCGTGGCGCAGGAGAACGCGAGCTTCAAGCCGCTCTCGCGCGACCAGGGCGGCAACTTAGACGGGCTGAACCTGCACGGCGGCATCGTGGACGAGTTCCACGGGCACAAGGATCGCGCGATCTGGGATGTCCTGGTGACGGCGATGGGCGCGCGCTCGCAGCCGCTTCTCTGGGCGATCACCACCGCCGGCTTCGACCGCGCCGGGATTTGCTACGAAGAGCGGTCCTACGTGATGAAAGTCCTCGGCCGCGTGATCGAGGACGACGAATATTTCGCGATCGTCTACACGATCGACGCCGAGGACGACTGGGCGGATCCGGCGAGCTGGCAGAAGGCCAACCCCAACTGGGGCATCAGCGTGAAGCCCGAGGCCATCGAGCGCGAGGCGCGCAAGGCGCTGCAGATGGCGTCCGCCCAAAACAACTTTCTTACCAAGCACCTTAACGTCTGGGTCAACGCCGACACGGCGTGGCTGACGCCGGGCGCCTGGGATGCGTGCGCGGATGAATCGCTGTCGCTGGATGATTTCGCCGGGCAGGAGTGCATCCTCGGGCTCGATCTCGCCAGCAAGGTCGACATCGCCGACAAGGTGCGCATGTTCGAGCGCGATGGCACCTACTACGTGTTCGCGGAGCACTACCTGCCGGAGCGCGCGGTCGAGATGGCGAGCAACTCGCAGTACGACGGCTGGCGCCGTGACGGCTGGCTTACCGTCACCGATGGCGAGGTCACCGACTACGACCAGATCGAGGACGGTATCCGCGCCGACTGCGCGCGCTTCGATGTGCGCGACGTGGCCTACGATCCGTTCCAGGCGACACAGCTCTGCGGGCATTTGCTCGCCGAGGGCGTGCCGATGATCGAGGTCCGCCCGACGGTGCTGAATTTCTCGGAGCCCATGAAGCAGCTCGAGGCCCTGGTGCTGAGCGGCAAGATCCGCCACAACGGCGACCCCGTGCTGGCGTGGATGGTGAGCAACACCGTGTGCCACCGCGACGCGAAGGACAACATCTACCCGCGCAAGGAGCGGCCGGAAAACAAGATCGATGGCGTGGTCGCCATGATCATGTGCCTGGCGCGCGCCATGGTGAGCGCCTCGCGCACACCGGAGTACCAGATCATGATTTTCGGAGGTGGCAAATGATGCGTCGCGCGTATTCCGTGCTCACTGTGAAGGAGATGGCCGAGGACGCGGATCACATCCGCATCACCGGCATCGCCTCAACGCCCGCGACCGACCGCATGGGCGACATCGTCGACCCGCTGGGCGCGAAGTTCACCACGCCGATGCCGCTGCTGTGGCAGCACAACCACCATGAGCCGGTTGGAACCGTGGAGTTCGCGCAGCCCACGAAGAAGGGCATCCCGTTCGCGGCCTCGCTTCCGGTAATCAAGGAGCCCGGCCGGCTCAAGGATCGCGTAGACGAGGCAATCCACTCGCTGCGCTATGGCCTGGTGTCCGCCGTTTCGATCGGGTTCCGCGCCATCGAGGGCGCCATCGAGCGCATCGAGACCGGCTACCGCTTCACGGAATGGGAGTGGCTGGAGCTGTCGCTCGTCACCATTCCCGCGAATCCCGAGGCCGTGATCGCGGCCGTGAAAGCATTCGATCTGGCGCAGTCGCCCGCGACGGGGCAGCGCCTGCTCGACGTAGTTGCCGGCGCTCCGGCGAAAGAGACCCCCGCCCGCAAGGGCTCCGTGCAACTGATCAAGAGGATATACACATGAAAACCGTTGCAGACCAGATCCGTGATCTGGAAAACACCCGCGCCGCAAAAGCGGCCCGCATGGAAGAGATCGCCCAGAAGTCGATCAGCGAAGACCGTTCGATGGACGAGGGCGAGGCCGAGGAATTCGACGGCTTCGAGTCCGAGATCAAGGCGCTCGACGCCGACCTGGTGCGCCTGCGCCGCCTGGAGCAGCTGAACGCCCAGCGCGCGGCACCCGTCGAGACGCAGCGCAGCGCCCCGGCCGCATCCGCCAACCGTGGCGGCGCGCCGGCCATCATCGTGAACCGCGAGGCCGAGGAAAAGTTCCAGGGCCAGAACTTCACGCGTATGGTGATCGCCCGCACGCTCAGCCAGCTCGAGCGCGACAGCGTGTCGGAGATGCCGCGCGGTGCGTCGCAGATCGCCCAGGAGCGCTGGGGCCGCAGCAACCCGAAGCTGGTCGAAGTCATCCGCGCGTCCGTCGCCGGTCACGGCTCGGGCTCGGGCGAGGCGGGCGCCGAGCTGGTGTCCGCGGACAACCGCTTCACCGGTGACTTCATCGAGTACCTCTACAGCCAGACGGTGTACAACCAGCTGGGTCTGCGCGAGGTGCCGGCCAACGTCACCATCAAGGGGCAGGACGGTGCGGCCACCGGCTACTGGGTGGGCGAGTCCAAGCCGATCCCGGTCAGCAAGGCCGACTTCAGCTCGGTCAGCCTGACCCCGCTGAAAGCGGCCGCCCTGGCGGTGACCAGCATGGAGCTGCTGCGCGATTCCTCGCCGGCCGCCGAGATGCTGATCCGTGACGCGCTGGTTCAGGCCGCGGCGCAGAAGATCGATACGACGTTCCTGTCGACCACTGCGGCCAGCTCTGGCGTCAGCCCGGCCGGAATCCTGAATGGCGTTTCGGCGTTCAGCAGCTCGGGCACCGACGGTGATGGCCTGCGCCAGGACATCTACAAGCTATACAACGTGTTCATCACGAACAAGAACGCCAGCGGCATCACGCTCGTGATGAATCCCGCGATGGCGAAGGCGATCTCGCTGATGGTCAACGCGCTGGGGCAGGCGGAGTTCCCGGGCCTCACCTCGACGGGCGGCACGCTGCTCGGCGATCGCGTGGTGGTGGGCGACAACGCCTCGGCCACGCAGCTGCTGGCCGTGAAACCGTCCGACATCTGGCGCATCGGCGCGATGGGTGTCGAGGTGGCGCTGTCGCGCGAGGCCACGATCGAAATGGCAACCGACCCGGCAGGCGCCAGCGACACCCCGGTCGCCCAGGCGAACTACCCGGTCAACATGTTCCAGACGGCCTCGGTCGCGCTGCGGGTCATCATCCCGATGAACTTCAGCAAGCGCCGCAGCCACGCCGCCCAGTACATCACTGGCGCGTCGTATGGCGCATGGGTCTCGCCGTAAGCCCAGCCGTAAGGCACAACCCCGGGGCCTTCGGGCCCCGGATCTATTCCCAGGAGGTCGCATGCGATTGATCGCGAAAAAGGCGTTCCCGTACAGCGGGCGCCGGTTGGCCGTTGGCGACTCCTTCGAAGCAGGCGCGCGGCATGCGCGCGTGCTGATGGCGATCGGGCACGCAACTGCGCCCGATGCCGAACCCGAAATCGTCGAGCCCGAGCCCGAGCCCACGAGCGCGCCGCGCCGCTACCGCCGCCGCGACATGCAGGCCGAAACCTGATGCGCGTGTTCGGTCTCGATATCACGCGCCGCAAGAAATCCGCGCCGGCGACGGCCGCGGCGGTCTCGGATCGCGGCTGGTTCCGCGTGTTCGACCGCTGGGCGGGCGCCTGGCAGCAGGATACCGCTCCGCTCTCGCAGGAAACGATCCTGTCGTTTCACGCCGTCTATGCCTGCGTGTCGCTGATCGCCAATGACATCGGCAAGCTGCGGCCCAAGCTGGTCGAGCGCGCCGCTACCGGCGTGTGGAGCGAAATCACCAACCCGGCCTACTCGCCGGTGCTGCGCCGTCCCAACAGCTACCAGAACCACATCCAGTTCAAGGAGTGGTGGATCACCAGCAAGTTGCTGCACGGCAACGCCTACGGGCTGAAGGTGCGTGACAATCGCGGCGTGGTCGTGTCCGTCTACGTGCTCGATCCCAGCCGCGTGAAGCCGCTGGTGACGCCGGACACGGAGGTGTTCTACGAGCTCGAGACCGACAACATGGCCGAGCTCGAAAAGCGTCTGGTCGTGCCGGCGACCGAGATCATCCACGACCGCATGAACTGCCTGTTCCATCCGCTGGTCGGCATCTCGCCGATCTACGCCTCGGGCGGCGCGGCCACCATCGGCCTAACCATCGAGGGCAACCAGGAAGGCTTCTTCGCCAACAACAGCACGCCAGGCGGTGTGCTGACGGCTCCCGGTGCCATCAGCCCGGATACGGCCGGCCGCCTGAAGGAGTACTGGGACGCGAACTTCACCGGCGAGAACGCGGGCAAGGTGGCCGTGCTCGGTGATGGGCTTACGTTCGCTGCCATGCGCATGAACGCCGTCGACTCGCAGCTGCTCGAGCAACTGCGCTGGTCTGGCGAGGTGGTGTGCGCCACATTCCACGTGCCCCCGTTCAAGGTCGGGCTGGGCGTGGCGCCCACCTATCAGAACGCCGAGGTGCTGAACCAGATCTACTACAGCGACTGCCTGCAATCGCTGATCGAGCAGTTTGAGGCCTGCATGGACGAGGGGCTGGGACTGGATGGCACGACGCGCGGTGTCGAGCTCGACCTCAAGGGCCTGCTGCGCATGGACACGGCCACGCACATCAAGACGCTCGGCGAGGCCGTCGGCGGCGGCCTGCTCACGCCGAACGAGGCGCGCAAGGAGCTAGACCGCGACCCGCTCACCGGGGGCGATACGGTCTACCTGCAGCAGCAGTACTACTCGCTGGCGGCGCTGGCTGAGCGGGATGCGAACGAGCCGTTCGCGAAACATGAGCCCGCCCCGGCGCCCGCATTGCCAGCCCCGGATCCGGAAGACGATGAGGATGACGCTGAAAGCGATCGCGCCTATTTCTCTAAGGCCGTCGAATCGGCAGAACTCGAACTGGAGTTGATCGATGCGTGATCCCGTCGAATTCGGCAAGGCCATTGCCGGCCTGGTGCGACGCTACGTGGCGCGCGAGCTCACCGACTTTGTGCGCCGCCTCGAGGCGCTCGAGCAGCGCGCTGCCGAGAAGGGCGAGAAGGGCGATCCCGGCGAGCCGGGCCCGGAAGGTCCGCAAGGAATCCCCGGGCGTGACGGGCGCGACGGCGCGATCGGCGAGCGCGGCGCCACAGGAGATCGTGGCGAGCGCGGCGAGAAGGGCGAGCCCGGCCCGCAAGGGCGCGACGGCTTTGGCCCGGACGATTTCGAGATGGAGCTCGACGAAGACATGCGCACGCTGCGCTGGCGCTTCGTGCGTGGCGACGTGGTCAAGGAGTGGACCACGAAGCTGCCGATCGTCTATGACAAGGGCGTGTTCAAGGCCGGGCAACTGTACGAGCGCGGCGACGCGGTGACCTACGGCGGCTCGCTGTGGATCGCGCAGCGCGATACCTCGGACCATCCGCGTGGCGAGGAATCCGGCTGGCGCCTGGCGGTCAAGCGTGGGCGCGATGGCAAGGGGGATGCATGAAGCTCTTCCCGCTGTCCGCCGCCCGCGACTGGGTGCGCGTCGATTCCACGGACGATGACGCCATGCTCGATGCGACCCTCGAGGCGGCCAGCGACATGATCGTCAACTACCTTGGCACCGATGCGCTCGAACGTCTGGGCATGCTCAACAGCGATGCCGTGGTCGAGGAGGACAGCAACGGTGTCGCCACGGCTGACGTCCCCGCCGCAGTGCTGGGTGCCACGCGCTACCTGGTGGCGTGGCTGTACCGCAACCGCGACGCGGATCCCGAGAAGGCGGCCACCATGGGCTACCTGCCCGCCCCGGTCACCGCCATGCTCTACCCGCTGCGCGATCCCACGCTCGCATGAGCCTCGCGGCTGGTCGCCTGCGCCATCGGGTCAGGCTCGAATCGCTCACGCTCACGCAGGACGCCGAGACCGGCGCGCCGATTGAGGCCTGGTCCACCGCAGCCACGGTATGGGCGGCCATCGAGCCGCTGTCGGTGCGCGATTTCCTGTCGGCGGATTCGCGCCAGTCGCAGGTGACGGCGCGCATCACGCTGCGCCCGGTGAAAGGCCTGAACGAGACCTGGCGCGTGGCGCACGGCGGCAAGGTGTACCAGATCGTCGGCATCCTGCCCGATCAGGATTCCGGATCCGAATATGTCACGCTTGCCGTCGCTCAAGGACCAACTGAAGCAGGGGGCTAAGCTCGCCGGTCGCTGGAGCGGGCAGACGGTGGTGTGCATCGCCAGCGGCCCGAGCCTGACGCGCGAGGACTGCGAGCGGGTGCGCGCGGCCGGCCTGACGGCCATCGTGACCAACACCACATTCCGCATGGCGCCGTGGGCCGCGGCGCTCTACGCGATGGACAAGCAATGGTGGCTGCACTACCTGGCGGAGGTGGAGCGAGAGTTCGGCGGCCTGCGCTGCACGGCGCACCTGCTGCCGCATCGCTTCGGGACCATCGCCATGAAGCAGTGCGGGTTTCACTCGTATTCGCACTCAGGGGCGGGCGCCATCTCGCTGGCGCTGCACGGTGGGGCGAAGCGGGTGATCCTGCTCGGCTACGACTGCCAGCACACCGGCGGGCGGGCGCACTGGCACGCCGACCACGGCAAGGGGCTCGGCAACGCCCGCGCGATCGACCGCTGGATGGCCTCGTATGATCAACTGCGCGAGCGCATGGACAAGCACGGCATTGCCTACGTGAACTGCACGCGCGCGACGGCGCTGGATTGGCCGCGGGCGAGGCTTGATGAAGTGTTAGGGGCCGGTTATCTCGGTGTCCCCGACGCGATAGACAACGGTCACGCCGAGCGCTTCGCAGAGCTTGACGATGGTTGATGCGCGCATATCGCGCTTGCCGGCCTCGAACTCGGATATGGCGGTCGGGCTGACGCCGGTGGCTATGGCCAGTTGTGATTGTGTCATGCCGCGTATGGCGCGTATCGCTCGGAGTTTTTCAGGCGTCAGCATGGCGTCCATTGTTTCATTCTCTTTCAGGGCGAATAAATATCGCCAACGGGTTGCATGATACCGTAAGCGGTATTATATTGCCATCGCCTGCACAGCAGGCCTCGCCGCCGGAGAGTCCGCCAGGCGAGCACCCAACGAGGAAATGGCAATGGCAACGGTACAAATCAAGGCGCCCAACATGCAGGCGCAGGTGTTTCGGATCATCGGGACGGCACCGCTGGTGCAGGCCCGGTTCGCCAGCAAGGGCGAGATGATGATGGCCCAGCAGGCCGGGCAGCAGGCGAAGTCGAAGAAGAAGCGCGAGGCAAAGGATTTCGCCCGCCAGTGCGATCAGGCGGTGCATTACGCTACGGACGGATGGGTCGGCATTCCGGCAGCGGCATTTCGCGCTGGGTGCATTTCGGCCTGCCGGTTGGTTGGGTTCAAGATGACGCTGGCGAAGCTGTCGATCTTTATCGAAGCGGATGGCTATGACGCAGATGGAATGCCGCTGATCAAGCTGATTGCCGGCGACTACGAGCGCGTCGATCTGCACGTCCGCAACGCGACTGGCGTGGTGGATATCCGCTCGCGCCCGATGTGGAAGCAGTGGCAGGCGGATGTACGGGTGCGGTGGGATGCCGACCAGTTCAGCGCCGAGGATGTGGCCAATCTGCTGTCGCGTGTTGGCGCGCAGGTAGGTATCGGCGAAGGTCGGCCGGACAGCCGCAGCAGCGCGGGCATGGGATGGGGCACGTTTCGCCTGGCGACGCTCGCCGACCTGAAAGGCGTGGAGGATGCGGCATGAGCGAGTACAAGTGGCGCAGCACCTACCGCGCATCCGTGCCGGCCGACGTGGCCGCTGCGGAGCTGGGCCGGATCAAGGCCGATCACGGCTTCCTGACCGCTCCGCTGCTGGTTGACGAGGCACGCGGCGAAGAGTCGCCGCTGCATCCGGCGTTCGAGTGGAACGATGACGTCGCGGCCGAGAATTACCGGCGCAACCAGGCATCGACATTGATCCGGGCGCTGGTGGTGATCGACGCGCCGGCCGAGCCACCGCGCAAAAAGTACGTGCTGGTTTCGTCCGCCGAAACCGAGTCGCGCACGACGTACGAGGACTCGGCGGTCGTCGTCGCGGATGTCGATCTGTTCGCCGACGCACTGGCACGGCTGGAGGCTGAAGTGCAATCGGCCCGCCGCAGCGTGGTTGAGTTGGAACGACTGGCAGCAGCGAAGGGCGTGGAGCCCGAGCGGATGGCGCGCATTGCATTGGCCACCAAGGCGCTGGAAGCGGCGTCTGCTGCGGTGGCCGCCCTGCACTGATCGCGGCGGGGTTGGGAGTGGCATGGCAGGCGTGGCGTGGCTTGGCGGGTCTAGGATCCGAACGGTTGGTCTGGGCAAGGCAGGCACGACGTGGCTCGGCGTGACTGGGCAAGGCAGGACGAGGCAGGCATGGCAAGGCGAGGCACGGCGCGGCGCGGCGCGACGGGGCAAGGCGCGGCGCGACGGGGCAAGGCAGGCGTGGAATGGTTGGATAAGGCCGGGATAGGTGGGGTGGGGCTTGGCATAAGGGCGCTTCGGCGCCCTTTCTCGTTTGGGGATGAATGAAAGTCTGCTGCCTGATCCGTGCCGAGCCGCACTACCGCGCCGAAGCGTTCCGGCAAGGACTGAAGCGGATCGGCGGCCAGTTCGTCGATGAAAGAGACGCCGAGGTGCTGGTCACCTGGAACTTGTACGGCGGATTCCAGCAAACGGCGGCGAACTGCCAGAAGCGCGGCGGCACGGTGCTGGTGGCCGAGAACGGCTACCTCGGCGTCGAGTGGCTGAACGATCGCTGGTATGCCATCAGCAGGAGCCAGCACAACGGCGCGGGAGAGTGGCCGCAGGGCGGGCCTGATCGGTGGGATGGGTGGAACGTCGATCTCGCTCCGTGGCGGCTCTGGGGCCGCGAGGTGGTGATCCTGCCGCAGCGCGGTATCGGGCCTTCGGGTGTGGCCATGCCGGGCGGATGGGCGAACACCGTAAAGTCCCGCATGGGCGATAGCTGGCAGTTGCGTGTACGGCCGCACCCGGGCACCAAGCCCGCGAAGCCGCTGGCCGAGGATCTGAAGAATGCGGCGGCCGTGGCCACCTGGGGCAGCGGTGCGGCGCTCAAGGCGCTGATGCTGGGCATCCCGGTGTTCTACGACTTCCCGAAGTGGATCGGCGCTGGCGCCGGCGTCACGCTGGACTGCCGGATCAAGGCACCGCTGCGCTGCGATGAATCGCGCCTGGCGATGTTCCGCCGCCTGGCGTGGGCACAGTGGCGACTGTCCGAGATCGAGTCGGGCGAGGCTTTCGACAGGGTGCTGAATGGGTAAGCGGATACTGGTCACGGGTGGCGGCACCTCCGGCAGCTGGAAGATCCGCGGCGAGCAACTCGGCGAGGCCATCGGTGCCGACGTGCTGCCGCGCGCCGGGTACGCGGACTGTTCCGCTGCGGAGCTGATCATCGTGGTCAAGCGTGCCCCGCCGATGCTGCTCGAGCAGGTGCGCCGCTCCGGGCGTCCGTGGGTGTGGGACGTGGTCGATGCCTGGCCGCAGCGCCCGGGCCAGCCGCTGCCGGAGCGCGAGGCGCGCCGTTGGCTGAAGAACAGCCTGCTGCAACTGCAACCGACGGCGGTGGTCTGGCCCACGCAACGCATGCAGGCCGATGCCGGCTGGCGCGGCCCGCAGCTCGTGTTGCCGCACCATGCCTGGCCGCGCTACACCACCCGGGCGCTGAGCGAGCAGGTGCGCATCGTCGGCTACGAGGGCGCGGCGCACTACCTCGGGCGCTGGCGTGCGGTGCTCGAGCAGGAATGCGCGCTGCGCGGCTGGCAGTTCCAGGTGAACGGCGACATGCAGCAGGCGGATATCGGGGTGGCCCTGCGCGATGGCGGGGGCTACGCGGCCGAGCATTGGAAATCGAACTGCAAGCTGGCGAACCTGCAGGCGCTCGGCATCCCGGCGCTGTGCTCGCCCGAGCACGGTTACCAGGAGACCGCCTGCGGCAGCGAGATCTGGGTGAAGTCCGCCGGCGGCATCGCGCAGTCCTTCGATCGCCTCGCCCCGGTCGCTGAGCGCCACCGGCTGCGCGCAGCCACGCACGCGGCGCGGGTCGATCTGGGCAGCATCGGCTTCGCTTATCGCGCGTGGCTCGATGCGCTGTGAGCTGATCCTCAACGCCGAGCAATCGAAGACCGCTCGCCTGCTGCTGCAGGGCCTGATCGACGGCGCGCGCCGCTCCGGCGTGCGCGTCACGGTGTCGGAGCGCTACAGCGGTTCCGCGCCGTGGCTGATGCTGTGGGGCGTGGGCCGAGCGGCGCACCTGCTCGCGCGCGAGCAGCACCTTGCGGCCGGCGGGCGGGTGATCCATTGGGACATGGGGTACATCGGCCGCGGCAAGATCGACGCCCATTGCCGCGTGTGCATCGATCACGATCATCCGTGGCGGCTGTTCGGCAGCACGCTCCCGGATCCGGCGCGCTGGGAGACATTCGGCATCAATCTGCGCGATGAGGCATCCCCGGATGGGCACATCGTGGTCGCCTGCCTGGGCCGCAAGTCCGTGCAGATGCTCGGGCTCGACGGCTGGGAGGATCGCGCCATCAAGCGTCTGCGCCAGCGCTTCCCGGGGGTGGATATCGTGCGCCGGGAAAAGCCGACCAGCCGCCACGTGAGCGTGGCGCCGATCGAGGACGTGATCCGGGGCGCGCGCCTGGTGGTCTGCCGTCACAGCAACTGCGCCATCGATGCCGCGATCGCCGGCATCCCGTTCGAGTGCGAGGACGGTGCGGCGTACTGGCTGGCGCAACGCGAGTTCACGCCGGACAACCGGCTCGATTTTCTGCGCCGGCTGTGCTGGTGGCAGTGGCGACCCGACGAAGCGCCGCAGGCGTGGGAATTCCTGAAGGAGATGCTGTGCGATTGAACATCGGCTGCGGCCGCCACGTGCTCGACGGCTGGACGAACATCGATGTGCAGCGCTCGCCCCTGGCCAAGCGCCCGCCGGAGATCCTGTGCGACGCCAAGAGCATCCCGCTTCCCGGCGAGTGCGCCGACGAGATCCAGGCCATCCACCTGTGGGAGCACTTCTACCTGTGGGAGTGCGATGCGCTGTTGGCCGAGTGGCGCCGCCTGCTGAAGCCGGCCGGCAAGCTCGTGCTCGAACTGCCGAACCTGATCAAGTGCGCGCAGAACATCGTCGATGACCGCATGAAGGGCGGCAAGGACGTCGACCAGCTCGGTATGTGGGGGCTCTACGGCGACCCGCGCGAGGAGGATCCGTACATGTGCCACCGCTGGGCGTGGTCCCCAAAGACGCTACGCCGGTTCCTGGAGGATCGCGGCTTTCGCGAGGCGCGCGAGCACCCGACGCAGTGGCACCCGGCCGGTCGCCAGCACCGCGACATGCGCATCGAGGCCTACAAGGCATGATGCGCGTCTTCGTGGGCTATGACGCGCGCGAGGCCGAGGCCTACCGCGTCGCGGTGGCATCACTGCGCCGCCGAGCCAGTGGGCCCGTGTCGATCGTGCCGCTGGACATCGAGCGCCTGCAGGCGCAGGGCCTGCTCACGCGACCGGTGGATGCGCGTGGCCCGATGTATGACCTCGTCAGCCAGGCGCCGCAGTCCACGGCCTTCGCGGTGTCGCGCTTCCTGGTGCCGCTGCTCGCGCAGACCGGGCCGGCGCTGTTCATCGACTGCGACATGCTGTTCCAGGCCGATGTGGCTGAGCTGTTCGCGCTGGCCGATTCGCGCTACGCGGTGCAGGTGGTGCAGCACGACCACCAGCCGCAGCGCGAAACGAAAATGGATGGCGCCGTCCAGACCCGGTATCGAAGGAAGAACTGGTCGAGCGTGATGCTGTTCAACTGCGACCACCCGGGCAACCGCCGGCTGAGCCTGTGGGACGTGAACCACCGCCCGGGCCGCGACCTCCATGCCCTGTACTGGCTGCACGACACCGAGATCGGCGCGCTGCCGCCGGCGTGGAACTGGCTGGTCGGCGAGCAGGTCAAGCCCGACGGCGTGAAGCTCGCCCACTACACCAACGGGGGGCCGTGGTTTCCGAACTGGGTGCCGCGGTTCCATGACGAGCTCTGGCTGGAGGAATCGCGCCGTGGCGATTGAGGCATTCCGCGTCGAAGGGTTGCAGGGCGTGCTTGCCACGCTGAAGCAGCTCCCGCCCGAGCTCGTCAGCAAGAACGGCGGGCCGGTACGCGCTGCACTGCGCAAGGCCGCGGTGCTGATCCAGCAACAGGCGCAGGCGAATGTGCAGGCGATCATGGATACGCCCAACGCCGGCGGCGTGCCGGCCGATGCCAGCGGACTGTTGCTGAAGAACATCGTCGCGCAGCGCATCAAGCCCCCGCGCGGGCAGAAGGGCGAGCGCTTCATGGTGCGGGTGCGCAAGAAGAGCTACCCCGGCAATGCCGACTGGAAGAAGCGCACCACCGCACAGATCGGTGCACTGCTCGAGCAGGGCACCGAAAAGCGTTCCCCGATGCCCTGGATGCGCCCAGCCTTCGAGGCCCGGCGCCAGGAAGCGGTGGCGGTGTTCGAGCGCGAGCTCCCCGCGGCCATCGATCGCATCGTGAAGAAGCTCGCCAAGCAGAACGGGGTGGCCTGATGTTTCCACCGGTCTACACCCTGCTCGCCGGCAGCAGCCTGGTGGCGGGCTACGTCGATTCGCGCATCTACCCGCACGGCCGCGCCCCGCAGAAGGTGGCGGCCCCGTACATCACGTGGGACGTCATGGGCGGCGCGCCGGAGAACACGCTCGGCGAACTGCCGCTGACCGACTCCTACGTGGTGCGCGTGCGCCTGTGGTCGGATCACGGCGATGCCGTCGATGTGTTCGCGATCGGGGAATCGATCCGTGACTGCCTCGAAGCCGAGGCCTACATGGAATCCGTCCCGATGACCGGGCGCGACGAAGAGACGCTGCGCCACTGGCTCGAACTGCAATTCCGTTTCTGGGTGGATCGCCCGCAAGCCTCCGCCTGAACCCCAACCGCGCGCGTGCGCGTTTTCACCCCAAGGAGATGACCGATGACCGCAGGAATCATTCGCACCAAGGGCACGCGCCTGTACTTCGCGACGCCCACCGACGCCTCCTCGCAGGATGCCGACGGCATCACGATCAAGTACGTGCTGTGCGCCACGGGCGTTCAGGGGCTGGGGGGCGCGGCCGACCAGGTCGACACCACCTGCCTCGATTCGCAGGAGCGCGAGTACGTGCAGGGCATGGCCAACCCCGGGCAGGTGACAGTGCCGTTCAACATGATCCCCAGCGCGGGCTCGCACCAGGCGCTGATGGCGCTGCAGGCGAGCGGCGACGTGATCAGCTGGATGATTGCGTTCTCGGACGCGATCAACAACAGCACGCCGCCGGTGGCTGTCGATTCCAGCCAGCGGCTGGTCTCGGCCGGCCCGACCACGGCCGAATTCCTCGGCTACGTGTCGGACGTGACCATCGATGTGCAGACCAACGAGATCGTGCGCGGCTCGCTGGTGGTCCAGCGCTCGGGCGCCATCAACTGGGATTGGCCGGCCGTCACCCAGTAACGCACTGAACGGCGAACCCTGAACGGCGACAAGATTCCGGCCCCGTTGGCTCTGTGCTGTTTCGCCGTGGCGCATCCAGCGGGTGTCCGGATCCAAGGAGTGGACGATGGGATATTTCGCGGACCTGATCGATGGCGGGCTGATCGAGCGCGCCCTCGAGGTGAAGGGCAAATCGAAGGCGACGTACTGGCGCCAGCTCACCGCCGGGCAGCGCGTCGAGCTGCTGCGCGGGCAGGTGGTCAACAGCGCCGGTGTGATGGAGATGGAGCTCTCCGCCAATGCCGAGCGCAACCAGCGCCTGGTGCAGATGACGCTGTGCGATGAAACCGGCGCGCTGGTCTACAAGGCACTGAAGGACTTGCAGGCCGAACCGGCATGGCTGGTCGATGCCCTCGTGAAGCTGGCCAACGAGGTGAACAAGGACGAGGGAAACGGCTAGACCTCGCGGACCCGTGGCAGCGTTACCTGGTGCGCCTGTCGCTCCAGATGCGCTGCCCGATCCACGAGGTGCTGTCCTGGCCGCTGTGGGTGGTGCATACCTACGCGGAGTTCCTTGCCTGCGAGCCCACCGTCGAGGACCGCATCGAGGTGATGCTCGGCCAGCTCTCGGCGCAGTACGGCGCGGTGCATCGGGCGCAAGGTGCTCCCGTTCCCCGTATCAATGACTTCCTGCTCTACCGCGACGCATGGGCCGGCGCTGAGCAGGGCGAGTCCGATTACTCCGACATCGACCGCGAAATCATGAGGCAGCTACAGCGATGAAAATCAGCGTCATCCTCGAAGCCCTGACCGGCGGCTTCGAGACCGACATGGAGCGCGCCCGGAAGGCCAGCGAAAAGGCCTTCGCGCAGATGAAGAAGGACGCGCAGGCCTCGAACGTCGCCATCGGCAGGGTGCTCACCGGCGGGCTGGTGCTGGGTGCGGCCGGCGCGGTGGGACTGGGTGTGGCGGTGAAGTCCGCCGTCAACGAGATGGACAAACTCTCGAAGACCGCGCAGAAGGTCGGCGTGACCACGGAAGCGCTCAGCGCGCTCCAGTACGCTGCCGAACTGGCTGATGTTGATATTGGCCAGCTGCAGGGCGGCATGACGCGCCTGGTGAAGGCGCAGGCGGAGGTGGCCGCGGGCACCGAGAAGCAGACCGAGTTGTTCAAGTCGCTCGGCGTGGAAGTGCTGAACGCCGACGGGTCGCTGCGCAACGCCGACGATGTGATGGCGGACCTGGCCGACCAGTTCGCCAACATGGAAGACGGCGCCACCAAGACCGCGCTGGCCGTGCAGATCTTCGGGCGCGCAGGCGCTGACCTGATCCCGCTGCTCAACGGTGGCGCGCAGGGCTTTCGCAACGCAGCCAACGAGGCCAAGGCCTTCGGCTTGATCGTCTCCACGGAAGCGGGACAGGCCGCCGAGCAGTTCAACGATAACATCACCCGCATGGGCAAGGCCATGCAGGGCGCCGGCATCCAGCTCGCTACCGATCTGCTGCCGGTGATGAACGAGTTGTCGGATCGCGTGGTCGGCATGGCCAAGGATCCTGCGTTCCAGAACGAGCTCGCCGACGCTGTCCGGACCATCGGAGAGGTGGCCATCGATGCCGCGCAGGGCATCGTGACAATGACCAACGTGCTGAAGTTCCTGTATGACGAAGCGCGGCAGCTGGTCGGCGTGGTCGATGCCGATGACCTGGTTCGCCAGTACGAAGAGCTCGCAAGCAAGCGCGAACAGTTGAGACGCCAGGAAGCGGGACACATCGCCGGCGACGAAGCGCCGATGACGATTCGTCTTCGCGCCGAAGTCAAGGCGATCGAGGAAAACATCGCCGCGCAGGAAAAGCTCCTCAACACCCGCGCGCGCATCGATACCGAGCTGCAGCCGATCGATATGTCCGGTATCCCGGCGCGCAAGCGGGCCCCGGCCAGCGGCGAGGTGTTCGCGGGCGGTGGCGGTGGTGCGGCACAGAAGGGCACCGGCTACCGCGACGCGATGATGGCGCAGGCGGATGAAGCCATGCGCGAGCTCGAAGACGCCTACCGCGAGCAGCAGATGCTGTTCGAGGACGTCCAGCGCATCAAGTTCCGGCTGATGGACGAAGAGGCGCAAGCCGTCCAGATGCTGCAGGCCGAGTACACCACCCTGCAGAACGCCATCGCCGCCGGCGCCATCACCGCCGAGGAAGGCGCCAGCGTGGCCGCCGACCTCGCCAGGCAGTGGGCCGAGGAGCAGCAGGCCTATCACCAGCAGGCGCTCGACTGGCTCTCGGCCGGCCTGCTCACCGAAGAGGAAGAAATCCAGCGCAGCTACGAACGCCGCCGCGAGGCCATCCTCGAAGAAATGGCGCTGACCGAGCAGGAGAAAACCGATCTCCTCGTGCGCGCCGAGCAGCAGCGCAAGGACCAGCTCGAGATTCTGGAGCAGGAGCGCCAGATGATGGTCGTCTCCAGCGCGGCGAGCATCGCCGACAGCCTGGCCTCGATCACCAAGGACTCGCTCGGCGAGCAGTCCAAGGCCTACCGGGTGATGTTCGCCATCAGCAAGGGCTTCGCGGTCGCCGAGGCGGCGGTGGCAATGGCGCAGAACATCGCCAACGCCTCAAAGATCGGCTTCCCGCAGAACCTCCCGATGATCGCCGGCGCGGTGGCCCAGGGCGCGCAGATCGCCGCCATCCTGTCCGGCGCGAACTACTCCGGCGCCTACGATCGCGGCGGCTCCATCCCGGCCGGATCCTATGGGCTGGTGGGCGAGCGCGGCCCCGAGTTGGTCGCCGGGCCGGCGAGCGTCACGGGGAGGCTGCAGACGGCGTCGATGATGCAGCGGGCGGGCGGGAGTGAGACCAAGGTGCGCATTATCTCCATCACCGACTCGCAGAACGTCGCCGACTACCTAAGCTCGGACCCGGGCGAACAGAACCTCATCGCATTCGCCAACAAGAACCGGGGCTTCTTCAAGCAGCTGGTGTCCTGATGCTGTGGCCTTTCTGCCCGCGACCGGAGTTCACCGAGGCGCTGTCCTGGTACACCAACACCCTGCAGACCTACAGCGCCGAGCAGCGCATCCGCCTCAGTGATGCCCCGCGCCAGTCCTTCGGCTACAGCCACACCCTGACCCATCGCCAGTACGAGCGCGCGCAGTTGCTGATGCAGAACGGCGGGGCGGCCAGTTGGGATCTGCCGGTGTGGGCCGAACGCCAGCGCGTAAGCGTTTCGGCGGGCGCCAGTTCCATCGCCGTCGACACCACCGCCAGTGATTACCGCGCCGGCGGCAAGGCTGTGCTGTGGGCCTCCGATGAATCCTATGAGCTGGTCACCATCGCCACGGTATCCGCCGCCAGCCTGACGCTGTCCGGTGTTACCGGCAGCGCCTATACCAACGCGCTCATCTGTCCCGTGCGCACCGCGTATTGCCTCGGCGGGCTCGATGCCGAGCGCCGCCCCGGCACCATCGTCGAAGCGCAGACCGAGTGGAGCGTCTACGACGCGATCGACCTGTCCGATGCGGCGCTCTACGGCAGCTACCGCTCGCACCCGCTCGTGACCGACTGCCCGCGCCTCGGCTCGGGATCCGTCGGCGAATCCGTCATCGCGCCCACGATGGTGGTTGACAGCGGCCTCGGGGTGCCGCGTATCAGCGCTGCGCGCAGCCGTGTCGATCGAGTGATCGGGATGGGCTGGATGCCGCAGACCCTCGCGCAGCTGTGGGCGCTGCGTACCTGGATGCACTCGGTATACGGCATGCAGAAGGGGTTCTGGCTGCCCACCTATACCCGCGGCATCACGCTGGCGAGCGCGATCGCGCCCTCCGACACCACGCTCACCATCCGCGCCATCGGCCTGAACGGCGTGGCCGAGACCGGCGACCTCATGATTCAAACGCTCGCGGGCGTGAAGCACTGCTTCCGGTATACCAGCGTGGCGGCGGCCGGGGCCAACGAAGTGCTTACCCTGTCCGCCACCGCCGGCGTGACCCTGGCGCGCGAAGCCGTCGATCTGATCTGCCCGTTGCGCTTCGTGCGCCTGGCGCAGGACCGTGTTGAGTTCGCCCACCGGCACCTGGGCGCCAACCGCCAGATCACCACCGTCCAGGTGCGGGCCGAAGAGGTGCCCATCCCATGACCTACGCCACCGACGAAGAAAGCGTCCAGTCCGGCGCGCCGGTCGAGCTCTACACCTTCACGCGCAACAGCGTGGGCATCGGCTGGTACACCAGTGCGGAGGCCGAGGTGATGGTCGGCAGCGAGCTTTATGCGACCTGGCCGGGCGGAATCACCCGCAGCGCGCTCGATATCGGCGGCGACGAAGGGCGGCGCAATCTCGACCTGACGGTCGCGCGCGATTTTCCCGTCGCCGAGCTGATCCACTTGAGGCCGCGCACCGGCGTGATCGGCGTCACCGTCCAGCGTTACCACCGCAGTGACGCCACCGACATCGCCACCATCTGGGCCGGGCGAGTCCTCACCGCCAAGCGTGACCGCAACGGCGGGCGCATCCTGGTGTGTGAGCCGCGATCGGTCACGTACAACCGCAACGGGCTCACGCGCAAGTGCGGGCGCAACTGCCAGCACACACTCTACGGCCCGCGCTGCCGCCTATCGCAAAGCGACTGGGGCTACGCCACCACCATCGCCAGCATCAGCGGCACCACGCTCGTGGTCGCCGCGGTCGAGGGCGGCATGCCCTACGCCGGCGGCATCGTCGAGCGCACCGACGAAAACGGCATCACCGACGTGGCCTACATCGTCGAGGCCAGCGGCACCACGCTCACGCTCGATCTCGCGCTCTACGGCGCGGCGGTGAGTGACAGCGTCCTCATCTACCCCGGCTGCGACTGGACCATGAACACCTGCCATACCGTATTCAACAACGCGGCCAACTACGGCGGGCGGCTCACGATCCCCACGAAAAACCCCGTCACGGATTCGGCGTTCGCCTGATGGAAACCCTGCTGTATCTCGCGGTCGTCCTGGTCGCCTCGGTCGTTGCCTATTCGGTAATGGGCAAGGTGCCCAAGCAAAAGCCCCCGACGCTGGATGAGTTCAGCCTGCCCACTGCCGAGGAAGGCCGCAGCATCCCGTGGATCTTCGGGACCATGAAGATCATGGACCCCAATATCATCTGGTACGGCGACCTCGAGGTCCGGACGAGGACCAAGGACAAGGTAAAAACGCGCGTATACCGCATGGGCATCCAACTGGAGTGCTGTATCTCGCCGGTCGACGCCCTGGTCGCGCTGGACTACGGCGGCAAGCGCTGCTGGTCGGTCGAGGTGACCGAGAGCCAGCAGATCGACATCAACCTGCCAGATCTGTTTGGCGGTCGCGACGCGGAAGGCGGCATCGACGGGCTGTTCGATATCTGCATGGGCGAGCCCACGCAGGCCGTAAACGACTACCTGCAGTCGCAGCTCGGCACCCCGCTGTCGGCATATCGCGACTCGCTCACCATCGTTGGCCGCAAGCCAAGCCTCGCCGCGAACACCACGTACATCAAGCCGTTGCAACCGACCGTGCGCTGCATCCGCGAAGGATGGGCCGACGGGGCGTGCTGGTATCCTGAGACAGCGATCATCCCGGAGGATCCGACCGGCGAGAGCTATGACACATACGCGGCGGGCGGCGACGGCGGGACGGCGCTCGATTACTGGTGGTCGCTGAGCCAGGATCTAAGCGCGGCCAATGCGCCGAACAAGGGCGTGGCCAGTGGCGGCGAGTTGGTGCTGAAGAACTACAGCTCGGAAAACGTTACATTCAATGCTTCTCCGGTCACGCTAAACACCGCCAACGGTGGCTCGTTCTATCGATATGGGACCGTCGGCGTCGGTTGGATGAACGTGCCCGATATCGACATCCTTCCTCGCGATGAAGATCACCCGAAGCGTCATTTCACCGTCGGGATGTGGTTCGACCTGAACAACTCTACAGAGCAGATCCTGTTCAAGAGCAACATTGGAGGAAACCAGGGGTCGTGGCGTGGCATCGATATCTACGCCGAGGAAACTAGCACCAGGATAAGCGTGGTGCTGGGAGACCACGCTGGCGCATTTTATCGCCTGAACTCTCCCGAGAACAGCATCACGCCGACCGGCCCACACTTCGTGGTTCTGTATTGCATGCCGAGCGTCACGCTGGCGGGCACAGTAGCATCGCTTAAGCTCTACATCGATGGCGAGCTGCAAACGCTCACGTACTACACCGGGAGCGCTACGACCGTGGCGTGGCCGATCTCGGCATCGAACCCTTCTGGATGGACAGGCATTGCCCTCGATTACTCCAATGGGGACACCTATGGTTACTACCCTGGCGGTTATCGAGACGAGCCGTTTTTCCATTGGGGCGAGCTGAGCGCCGAGACCGTCGCCGAGCTGTGGTGCCGGGGGTCGAACTCTTGCCTGCACGGCTGGGACATGAACCCCGCGCACATCGTCTACAAGGCGCTTACCGATACGGACCAGGGCGCGAGCGAGCCCAGCGCGACGCTGGACGACACCAGCTTCCGCTACGCAGCCGCCACGTTTTTTGGCGAGCGGCTGGGTTGCTCGTTCCAGTGGCGAAACGAGGGTTCTATACTGGACTTCCTGGGGGAGGTCTGCCGCCACGCGGGCGCCATGCTCTCGCTCGATCCATTCACCGGCAAAACCCTGCTGATCCCGCTGCGCGATGATTACGTGGTCGACTACCTCGACCACTACACGGAGGACCACTGCCTCGAGGTGGTCGAGTGGCAGGATGCGGTCGACGGCGAAGCGGTGAACGAGGTTACTGTCGTCTATCGCCAGCGCGATGGCAGTGACGGCACGGCCACATGGGTGAACCGGGCCAGCGTGCAGCAGCAGGGCGTCTCGCACGAAACGCTGCAGTTCACCGGAATCACGCGCCGCGACACGGCGCTGCGCATCGCGAAGCGTGAATGCCTGCAGCGCTCCTCTAATCTCAGCAAGGGGAAGCTGAAATTCAACCGCAGCGCCTGGGACAAGTTGCCCGGCGCCGTGTTCCGCTTCTCGCACGGCCCGGAGCAGATCGAGGAGCTGGTGCTGCGCGTGATCGAGATCGATACCGGCGCGCTGACAAATGGCGCCATCACCGTATCGGTGATGCAGGACATTTTCAGCCTGGACGATGTGATCGGTGATATCGGAGAGCAGGATAGCGAGTGGATCGCGCCCGACACAACGCCAGCCGCCGCGACCGCGCAGACCGTCATGGAGGCGCCCTACTGGCAGCTGCTCGGCGATCTGGGCGCAGCCGAAACCGCCGCGCAACCGCCAGGCGCTGGGTACATCGTCCCGCTGATCGGCAAGCCGACGGCGCTGTCGACCGAGTACAACGCTTGGGCGCGGATCAGCCCCAACGCCTACGCCGAAACCCTGACGGGCGCGGCCTTCGCCCCGACCGCCACGTTGACCGCATCGCTCGACCGCTCGACGGATTCCAGCATCGCGCTTACCGCCCCGATCGCCCTCGACCTGGTCGAACCCGGATGGATAGCAGTTATCGGCACCGGCACTGCCGCCGAGCTGTGCTATGTCGGCGTCGTCGACGCCACGCTCGCCGAGATCAGCATCGGCCGCGGGGGGATGGACACCACGCCGCAGCTGCACACGGCCGGCACGCGCGTGTGGTTCCTCGACGCGAGCGCGCTGGACTGGCCGCGCATCCCGGATGAGTTCGCCGACGCCGACGCCGTCGACGTGAAGGCGCAAACCGCCACCGGCGCCGGCCTGCTCGACATCACCGCCGCGACCGCTGCAAGCATCACCCTCGACTCGCGCCAGGTGCGTCCGTACCCGCCCGGGAACATCGAGATCAACGGCGAGGCCCACCCCACCATGCTCGAGGGCGCGCTCACCGTGACCTGGGCGCACCGCGACCGAGTGGCGCAGGGGCTTACCCTGATATCGCAGTACGACGCGACCAATTACGGCCCCGAGGCCGGCACCACCTACAACGTGTTCGCCTACGACGACAGCGACGACACCCTGCTCGACAGCGACACCGCCATCGCCGGCGCCACCTGGAGCCCGACCATTGCGACCAGTTGCGCGCTGCGCATCGAGATCGAGAGCGAGCGCGACGGTTACGTGAGTTGGCAGCGACAGGTGCGAACCTTCGCCTACATCGCCACCGCATCGATCCTGACCGAGGCCAGCGACCACCTGCTGACCGAGGCCGGCGACTACCTCATCACGGAGACCTGAGCCCATGACCGCAAAGAAGATCAGCGAACTCGCCGCCGGCACCGCGCTCGCCGGCACCGAGCTGGTGCCCCTGGTGCAGGGCGGCGTGACCGTGCGCACCACCGCGCAGGACATTGCCGACCTCGCGCCAGCGCCCACCGTCGACGCCTCGGCCGTGACCTACACGCCCGTTGACGCAACCGACTGGGACACCGACACCGACCCCGGCAACGTCGACGACGCGCTCGATCAGCTCGCCGCGCGCCTGACCGACCTCGGGGCGTCCGCCGGCGCGAGCACGACGCAGGCCGACGAATGCATTGCCGGATTCATCGCCTCGCCGAGCGACAAGAACTACAAGATCGTCGTGAAGTCCCCGCACGGCGGGACCATCACCGAGGTGACGACGATCAGCGCAAGCGGCACCTGTACCGCCACCGTGAAGATCAACAGCACCGCGCTCGGAGGCACGGCGAACGCGGTCAGCAGCGCCGAGCAAAGCCAGGCGCACGCGAGCGCCAACGTTTTCGCCGCCGGCGACGACATCGTGCTCACGATCAGCGCGAATGCCTCCTGCGCCGACCTGAGCTTCTCGATCAAGTACACGCGGACGCTTGCATGATTACGTTTTACGAGTTCGCGCAGATCGGCGACTCAGCCCCGGCGTTCCTTGGTGGGCGAGGCATTTTTGCCGGGGGATTCACGACATCGTATGTCAACTTCATTGACTATATCGCTATAGCGTCCGCAGGAAACGGGACGAGCTTCGGGAGCCTGTCAGTCGGCCGCTATGGGGTGGCAGGCGGATCAAACGGGTCGCGCGGAGTATGCGGTGGCGGGTTTGGCGTTGGCGGGCGATCGAACGTTATCGACTACATCACGATTTCGACCGCCGGCAACGCCTCGGACTTCGGAGATCTAACGCAGGCGCGAGCCTATGCGACTTGCACCAGCAACGCTACGCGAGCACTTTGGGCCGGCGGAAATAGCGCGGCGGGGACGCCGGACGTTTTGTCAAACGTCATCGACTACGTGACCATTGCGACCGCCGGCAACGCCTCGGACTTCGGGGACCTTTCAGACGGCGCGGCACAATTCAACGGCGCATGCGCAAGCGATGCGCGCGCTGTTTTTGCGACCAAGCCAAGTTCAACGTCCCTGATGAGCTATGTCACCATTGCCAGCGCCGGGAATTCGAGCTCGTTTGGTAATCTTTCCACGTCGCGCACCGACGTCGCGGGGACCTCTGACGGGAGCCGGGGGCTTTTTGCCGGCGGGACGGGCTACAGCAACGTCATTGATCACATCACGATCTCGACCACCGGCAACGCGACAGATTTCGGCGACCTGACGGTTTCCCGATCTGACGCGGCAGCATGTTCTGACGGGTCTCGAGGGGTGATTGGTGGGGGGTACACAGGGGCGGTCTCGAACGTCATGGATTGTGTGACAATTGCCAGCGCCGGCAACGCGACGGACTTCGGCGACCTGACTCACGCGCGCGCGTATCTGGCCGGATTCTCGGGGGATTAATGACTGACCTGGCAACCATTGCGGAAACCCTGCCGACGATCACGCCCGCATCGCTCGCGCGCATCGAGGCCGGCATGGTCGAGCAGCGGCGGATCGCGCAGATATTCGGACGGTCGAACTCGCAAACATCGGCGAAGCTGATGAGCCTGACCATGCTCGCGGCCGGGCCCTATCGCCACCTGCGACAGTGCGCGGCAGAGATCGAGCGGCGGCAGCAGGCGCTACGGGAGAACGCGCTCCGACTCCGGCGCGCCCAGCTCGAGGCGCAGCAAGCGCGCGAGGAGGCCGACTCGCTCAGCGGCGTCGCGCGCGATCTGCGCCTGTTGGACGCTGAGGAAAAGGAGCAGCAGATCCTTTCCGCGCGGACCTATGTCGAGGGCGCGCTCAAGGACGTCGCCGCCCTGCAAGACGCCTACGCGCAGATCAGGGCCGCGCACGGCATCCGCGATGCCTGGGACGAGGCCGATTTCGAGGCCGGCGAGATCGAACACCACCTGCGCAGCGCCTTCCGCCTGGCCTATCGCGACCTGATGCACACCAGGCGCGTGTCGAGCGCCGCCTGCGAATACGCCGAGCAATTCGGGGTGCACCCCGCCGTGCTACATCGGCGCGCGGCCGAGTACGTCGCGGCCTGCGAGGCGATGCTGAGCGCCGGCCAGGCGCCGAGCGTGGACCACCTGCACGACTGGCTGGACGCCTGCTATCAGGCGCACAAAGACGACGTGAAGCGCGCCGTCGCTCGCCTGGGCCTGACCGACCTGATCACCCGGTGGAGCCTCTACGTCGAGCCCGACGCGGCCGAATAGACCGCCCCGGTGGCACGAGAGTGGCACACGCCCGCGCGGGCATGCCGGGAAACCCCGGAAATTACCGCGCGGGAGCGCCTTTGTCTGTCCACTCCATCATCGGCGCGACGCAAAATCTGTGGGCTCCGTAAGCCGTTGATTCTACTGTAACTCGCTGTCCTGCCTGCACTTCCGACACCGCGCCTATTCCCACATTCCCCAGCTTTTGCCATCCTGCGCCAACTTTCACCCGCCGACAGTGCCACAATCCGTGCCACGCGGCGGCGTGTGGCACCGGGGGCGGCATGGCGATCATCGAGACACGCAAGCGCAAGGACGGCAGCGTGGGCTACACCGCGCGCATCCGCATCAAGCGCGCGGGCGTGATCGTACACGAGGAGGCCAAGACCTTCGACGGGCGCCGCTACAAGCGCAATGTCAGCGCGCGGC